CTGGTAATGATACTGCCACGCCATTGTCTACACAATATGGAAACTATGATGGATATGGTACAGTTCAAACTACTACTGTCAACTTAAATCTTCCTGGCGATGATGCTCCAGATAGAACTGGCCAGGGCGGTGGACCTGGCGGCGGTGGTGGTGGATATGATGGATCTGCTGGCACTTTAATTAATTCTTATATTGAGAATGGTGTTACTATTCAAACAAATGATCTAGATGCTACTGGTGGTAATGGTGGTGGAGCATACTATAATCCAACATATGTGACACCTCTTTCGGCAGCACAGGTAAGCGGTCAAGGTGCTGCTCCTGGAGAAGAAGGTGCTGTATATGTTGAGTACAGTCAGCAAGATGTAACGCCTGAACCATTCTCATTCTCAGAATATGATGGTGCTACTATTCAAGAAACAGTGTTATCTGATATTATTCAGATCACTGGTATTACAGGAACTGTACCTGTTTCTACATCTTCCCCAGGATTTACTTCTGATGTAAGAATTTGTTCTTCATCTGCTGCTTCTTCGTGTGGAGCGTGGCAGTCTGGTACACAGATTGGTAATGGTGATTATTTACAAGTTAGAGCTACAACAGGTAATCAATTCTTCACGACGTATACAGTTGGAGTTACAGTTGGTTCGGTAACAAACTATTGGAATATTAATACAGGTCCACCACCAGACTCTGTTCCAAATGCTTTCTTTATTAATGATGCTACTGATGTTGCCATCAATACTGCTGTGACTAGTGAAGAAGTTACAATTTCTGGAATTACTGTACCAGTAACTGTAACTGCCACAAATGGTGCTGAAATTAGTGTGGAAGGAGGAGCATATGTAAATGGTGCTACGGGTGCTACCATTGAAAATGGTGAATATTTTACTGTTAGATTAACTTCTTCATCTGATTATCAGTCTACTGTGAGTACACAGGTTACGGTTGGAAATGGTACTGCTGTGGATTGGAATGTAGTTACTGCTGCTGAATTAGATTCACAACCAAATAGTTACACTTGGATTTATGAAGTTGGTGCTGATCTACTAACAACTTATGAAAGTAATACTAATCTAATTACAGGTCTGGAAACTACAGCAGATTTCATTGTTGAGAGTGGTACTGGAGATGGTGCTCCATCTGGTAATCTTCCTAGAATTAAAAAGAATGGTACTTTATTAGCAGCCGACGTTACAGAAACTACAATTAATAATTTTGATACTTTAGCACTTGTTTATACAACTACAGATGTAGTTGGTGAGACTAGAGTTTTTAATACAAAGATGGGATTATCCACAGCCACAACAGGATTCTACGAAACTCTTTGGAGTGTAGTTACTGCTGGTCAATTTGGCACAGATCCTACTCCATTTACTTTTGCCACTGCTATTGCTACTGGCACTGGTGTTTATACTGAAGCTCAAAGTGGTGGATCTGTTCAGACAGTAACAATTTCTGGTCTATCGACTGGTATTAGCGTTGGACTTTATGGAACTAACGGAGTACAATTTAATATCAATAACGGTGGATATAATTCATATACTGTAGGATCACAGGCTAACGTTTCCAATGGAGATACTTTTACTGTTAGACTTCTATCTTCAGAAATTCCTGGATTTACTAGAACAGCATTTATCTATGCTGGATCTTACAATACAGGATTTAGTGTACAATCTCCTGCTAATGTTGAGGATCCTATTAGTAGTCAGTGGTATAGTTCTATTACGCCATGTAAGTATATTGGCAATTCTTTCAGTGGAGGTCAGATTAGGATTAATACTAAGTTTGATGGTCTTCCTGTTGGATCTATTATGCCTGTATTCCAAGATGGAACTGAGACTGATAGCTGGGGAACATTAGATGGCAAACCCAACTCAAGATTCCCAAGTTGGGTATACTGTGATGGATCATACTATAGTCCAGAAGATTATCCATTATTGTATTCGGTATTGGAGTATGAGTATGGCGCTAAAGTTGTTGGTTCTGTTACATACTTTAGAGTTCCTGATCTAAGAAATAGATATGTTAAAGGTACTGGTGTAATTGATGGTAATTCAGCATCATCTCCTGGACTAGCACCTACATATCAACCAACAAAACAATCTGGTGCTCCTGGAAATGGAGAACCTGGAGCATTTGGTGGTATGTGGTATGTAGATACCATTGGTGACCCAGGAGAAGGTGAACTAGAACAAGTCATTGAACCTGCTACTGGACAACCAGCTCAAGAATCTGAATACTTTGGTATTGCTCAGGTTTCTACTTCTGGATACACAGAAGTTAGTGGACTGATTGAATTTTTCGTGACAGGTGAAGCAACATGTCCTATTGGATTGGATCCAGAAAAAATTTATGATGTTCCTTTACACTTCCACGATTTGATTTCTGGTGTTGCTGACCCTGGATCATTTAAAGGTAGAGTAAACTGGGGCGGCAATGGTGGTTATGGTATTGACGTTGTACCACCGAATGCTTCTAACCTTGGATCTCCTTCGGTTACTACATTTGAATCTTCTGGTACATTCTCATTCAACCTTTGGGGTTATGCTACTAATAGTTATGATCTAGATAGAGATAATCTACCAGGATCTACTGGTTGTAATGATAGTGGATGGTGGAATGGATCTAAATCCAACTGGGCTAATGGTACTAATCCTGGATATGAAGGTATTGAGAACACAGGGGAATATGGATCTGTTACAATTCAGCAAACTGGTATTACATCTGGTAGTTCTGCTTATAATGAAATTAACTCCTATATTGATTTGAATAACCAACCATTCTCAGGTCAAACAGGAGCATTTGGAGCTTCTAATGCTAGAAAATTTGTCACAACAGTTGATATTCCAAGAAAAGAAATCACTGTTAAGTCTTATAATCCCACTAATAAGCTGAAGCATAATCACTATGTTTCTTTGACTGCTATTGAAGATGATACTGTGTATGGATATGGTAACAATGAAACTGGTGGCACTGCTAGCACAGCACTCAATAGTTTCTCTGGTGGAATTAATTCTTCAGTAGATCTTGAGTTCTCTGCTTTAGAAGTTGGTCTTCAAGTTCTTCCTGGTACATTCACATTACAGCAGACAAAACAGCTAATTCCTGTTCCAGAGTTTGCTCCACAAGATAATGTTCCAATGGTTACTCCATACACATGGACTAAATGGATGATCAAAGCATTCTAAATAGTAAATAAAGCACCCTGATAGAAATGGCGTTCAATCCAGACGATTTTCAATTTGAGAGAATCTTACCACCTGAAGAAAGAAAACCCATTGTAGAGTGGGATGCTTTACATCGCCTGATGGTTGTTCGTGTAAAGCAAGATGGTGAGTGGACTTATCTTGCTACTAAATTGGATCCACAAGTGAATACAAATTTACACAATAATCTTCCAAATGAGTGGTCTAATGAGAATGATAGAATTGTAAGTTTCTCAATTTTTGAAGATGGTGAACATATTTTCGAGAAGGAAAAACTAAAATTTGATTTTGCTACAAAGCAATCGAAGTGGGTAAGATATGAAAAGAATGATCTTACCGAAGGGCAGGTAAGAGAGTTGTTCAACATCATTAAAGCAGCACTTGCTGTACAACAACTTGATAGTGATATTAATAAGTCTAAAGCAATCATCGATGTTGCTACTAGACAAGAATATCTCTCCAAAACAGATGAAGAGAAGAAAGCAACACTACAAACTTTACTTCGCTCTTCAGACTGGACTCAACTACCTGATGCCACAGAATCTTTTCCTGGTGAAATTGAAATGTGGTCAGCATACAGAACATATCTCAGGGATAACATTAGGACCCCAGAAGATTTTGATGACATGCTAGATTATTTGATCTGGGATGAGGAATATAATTGGCCAATTGATCCATTTGCTTATCATGAACTCGATCCAGATCATGAGACACCATATCTTTCAGTTCCAGAGCACTTTAAATTTAGTGCTTATGAGGCTGGATCATATACTACTGAAAAACTGGTTGGTAATGTCAAACAGTCTGCTTTACTTGCTAAGAAACGTCAAGAAGAAGGTGGTCTTCCTCTCACCAAGCAAATTTGGGATAAGATTCAACAATATAATCTCAATGATGGTTTAACTGGTGCTGTCATTGAAAACTTGAATATCACTGGAGGTTGATATGTACGTTACTACTAGAAACTTTGTGGAGTGGATGAGACACTACACTGAGGCAACACAATCAACCATGGTCTTATTGAGAACTGTTGGTCCTGACGGTGTAGATGACGCTACCAAGGCAAATGCTATCTACTCAGCATATTATCTGAATATGCAGTCTGAAAATCCTGCTATCTTTGATAAACTATTGTATAACGAGTTCACATTCGTGGAGTTTACCAATGAAGATTCAGCATGGGAGTTCTGTAGAGATAACTTCCCAGGGGTTAAACCAGACGATACTGATTATTTCATTCAATACGTTATTTTTAGTAATGGATTGTATGTCAGGGGAAATGATGGCATGAATGGACTCAGGGAACCGAGACCACAGACACTTGAATAACTGGCACAGGGGGGTTGACAGACCCCCTTTTTAGTGCTATTCTTATCTCATGCCTCAACAATGTTGAGCATACCGAACAATCACTTTTAATAATTATGTCCTTCAAAAAAGTTTTTATTGATCAGGCAAAACCGTTTGATCTTACAGTATTAGAAGTAGATGCTTCTGATAGTCCTACATATCCACTTTTGGAATTTGTTGGATTTGGAGTGAAGATGCTTATGGATATTGTAGCTACAGATGCTAACTATCCTCGTAAAAATGAAATCTGGCAAGGTAAATTAGATGGATTGATCGCATCTACTTCAGATTTTTGCTGGCTTACTAAAGCATGGCCTATCAGTGTTTTTATTGATAGCAACAAAGATGAGTGGCAATTTGATCATCGTCACTTAAAGCGAGCACTTTCAGAAAACGGATGGAATAGTGCTCCTGTTGCTTATTATAAGCGTAAAAAGACTGGTAACGAGTTGCTTGATAGTCTTTCTGATTCTTCTGTCATGACATTGATGGGTCTATATGTCAATGCTACTGATGGTGGCAACCCAGAAAATGCTTCTAGAGATGATTTTAAAATCGTTTCCCGTATTATGGATGATGAACAACTTCCTCGTACCGAAAAAAATGTTAATACTCTTTTAGGAGTTACTGGTATTTACAATCGTTTTCCTAAGAAAGGGCATAAGTCTACTATCGGCAATATCCGTAATGAGATTATCGAAAACAAGAAGAAGTCTACTCGTGTGTTTAACACTTCCAAAGTAGAAGTTGACGATTGGATTCGTTCTAACCCTATGTTTGGGAAGAACAACTATTCTTCTGTTGATGGTGTATCTACTCGCCATAAAGTTCTTGATAAATCATTTACTTATCGTTATGCTAACGATATCCTTAAGTGGGCATTTGAAGCATGGGTGAAAGGTGAGCGTGTACGAATTTCTGCTGGCAGCTATGCTATCTGTGAAAGTGAAATCGAGGTTGAGCGTCAAGAAATAGTTGATGCCATCAAAGATATTCTCAACAACACTATCAATTGGTATATTTCTAAGGTAGAAAATATGCTTTCCATTCTCAGCATCAAGCTTCCTCATGTTGATGCTAACGACTTGCCAATTGATTTGTACTGGATCCCTCAAATTGAGGGGGAAATTGAAGCAATTCGTGTACCTCTTTGAAAACTGTCACAACCGCTCCCCTGGGGGCGGTTTTCTGCTATAATTACAGGGTAGTCAGCAAGGCACCCGATGCTCACTCTTCGTCCTCACCAGCAGCGCGCTCTTGCTGCTCTTGAGAACAATACTCACGGTCAGGTCATCGTTCCTACGGGCGGTGGCAAGACTCTTGTCATGATCAAGGACACTGAGCGCCGTCTGCTCGCTGCTGAGACCCCCCAGACCATCGTTGTGGTTGCCCCACGTATTCTGCTGGCAAACCAACTGTGTGATGAGTTCTGGACTGCTCTCAACGGCACTGTCAATGCTGAGGTCTTCCACGTTCATAGTGGTGAGACTTCCTTTGCTAGCAGCACCAAAGTTCAGCAAATCCAATGTCATCACGCTGTCTGTAAGACTGCTGGTGTTCATGAGATTATCTTCACCACCTACAATTCTCTTCGTCGTATCGTAGAGGCAGAGATCAACATCGATGTCATCTATTACGACGAGGCACACAATGCTGTTCAACGTCATTTCTTTGAGTCTGTGCTCAACGTTGACGCTACCAACTATTATTTCTTCACTGCTACTCCTAAGCACACCCGTTCTACTGGTCGTGGCATGAACAACCGTGTTGTTTATGGTCCTGTGCTTGAGTCTGTTCCTGCTCCTGAGCTTGTCAACAGCGGCAGCATTCTGTCTCCTGAAGTAATCTCTTACGAGGTTGACTTCGAACGTGTCAAGGGTCAGTTTTCCTACGAATCTGACAAGGACACTCTCACTAATCTCATCAATGACATTGATGCTGATGGTAACAAGATCCTGGTTGCTGCTCCTAGCAGCAAAGTCATGTTCAACTTGCTGTTTAAGACTGGCATCCTTGAGTTCTTCCATGACAAAGGTTATGATGTGCTTCACATCACCAGCAAGTATGGTGCTTATGTGAACAAGACCAAGGTCAACCGTGAGCAGTTCTTTGACACCTTCAATGCTTGGGGCAAAGATCCTAGCCGTAAGTTCGTGATCTTCCACTACAGCATCCTGTCTGAAGGCATCAACGTCCACGGTCTAACACACTGTGTGTTCCTTCGTCAACTGGATGTCATCCAAATGGCACAAACTGTCGGTCGTGTTATCCGTCTTAACAAAGACGACGCTGCTGACATTGCTTGTGGTAAGATTACCCCAGGCAAGTTCGAGATGTATCGTAAGTCCACTGGCAAGGTCATCGTGCCTGTCTTCAAGAACTACGGTGCTCCTACTATCAAACGCCTTCAAAACCTTGTCGATACTATCTTCGTCAAGGGTCTCCCCGCTGTTTCTGTCACTGTCTGATCATGGAATCCACTCGTATCACTGGTCACCAAATTCTTACCTGGGAACAGGTACAGGGTCTCCTGGCAAATGAGGAGACCTTGCTAGCTGGAGGTGCTGCTATTCGTGAGAAAGCATACACTGTAGACACTACCTGGGCAGCAGCAGAGGAGTATTACTACGCTCACAGCACTGCTGATCGTGCCCTGATTCGTAAGACTGGGCAGCAGAATCAGATCGGTTGGTGGGATCCTGCTACCCAGACTCACACAGACAATCCTACCCATGCTCGTGGCATCCTGGTCTGTCAAATGTACCTGAACCAGGATCGTAAGTGTGCTTACACTGGCACTGGTCCCTACAGCATTCTTGACTACCAAGTAGAGCACATTGAGCCCAATGGTGGTGATCATCCCGACAACATGCTGCTGGTAGTTTACAACGTCAATGAAAACCGTAAGCAGTCCACCATGGATGGGTTCATTGCCCGCTGGCGCAAACGTGCTTCCAAGGGAATGGAAGAATACAACAAATGGTACGATGATACCATGAAAGCATCTGCTAAGGGGCAGAAAGAGAAGGTTAAGATTCTCAGTATGGACGAAGAAGAACTGAGAACCTTTGCTCCTATCTGTGCCAAGAAGTACCACAAATATATGTGGAGAAACATTGGTATGTCATCCCTCCAACCTTTCCGTTTGACTAAGAAAGGTGTGGCACGTGCTGGTGGCAGTCAGGGCAACTACAAAGAGGTTCTCAACACTGTCCTACAAGAGTATTTGTATGGAGACAAGAATCTGGCAGCACAGATCTTCCACACTGTTCGCTCTGGTGCTGACCGCTATGTTCGTGGATTCATCAACAATACGGATTATGTTGAGATGATGTGTGCTGCCATTGAGTTGTCAAATCACGTGGCAGTAGAGTATAATAAGGAAAAGTTCACCGCCAAAGTCCTCCGTAACACCTATTCATGGCCCCATCTAAAGTAACAAACCATTCTCTCTACCGCTATGCTGGTGGGAAGAATCGTATGAAGAAGGATCTTATCAAGATTATTCGTGATGTCAACCCAGGCATCGAATATCTTGTGTCGCCCTTCTGGGGTGGTGCTAGCACTGAAATGCTGATCGCCAGTGAGGGAGTCAAGGTCCAAGGTTACGACGTGTTTCGCCCTCTGGCTGACTTCTGGGAGATTGTGTGTGGTGAGGGTGGTGCTGCCATCCTGGCAGACGCTGCTGAGCAGCACTACCCCTTAATTGATAGCGATCACTACAAATCCTTCCTCCCAGGGTTGGATAGTGAGGACAAGTGGGAACGAGCACTGTCATTTTACATTGCAATCAAGGGTTCGTACTCAGGTAAGATCGGATGTTCTACCGTTCGTAGTAGAGCAGAGTTCAGATTGGTGGGAATTGATAAACTTAGGAATTTTCATGCTCCCAACGTGACGTTCTGCCATGGGTCGTGCTTCGACACGATCCCAGCACACGAAAATGACTTTTTATACCTGGATCCACCATATTATGAGACTGTGAGCCATTACTATGGCAAAGATGGTGCTCTCCACAAGTCATTTGACCACGAGAGGTTCTGTGATACCTTGAAGCAACATAAAGGTGGGTTCGTGATGTCCTATGACAACAGCGATGCTGTACGCTCACTCTATCAGGGGTGGACTGAGTTCAGGTATCTTACATTCCCATACCAGATGTCTGGCACCAAGCGTTACGAGAAGACTGAACTGGTTATTGTTAAATACCCTGAGAAGGTGAAACCTAAAGTTGGTGCTTTGGAGGCATTTATGGTATGAATGTAATTAAACACACAAAGTATATCTGGGAACTGGAAGACTTCGTTCCTCATAGTGAGATTGATTACTTCCTGGGTATGTTTGAATTCTATAGCCCAGATCTCAAAGAACAGTTCAGAAATACTTCACGGGAGAATGACACATATATTGCTACAGATCATCCAGAGATGGATGAAATGGCATGGAAATGGGTCAACAGAGCTAATCAATACTATGTAAGAGAGAATCGATTCATCTACTATAACTGGGAGAAGGATCAGATGGTTAGTGGTAATGGTGATGATGATTCTACAATTTGGCGTGGACAAAATGTGATTCGTATCTATAATGAGAGTGATTCATACGATTGGCACGGAGATCAATCACCAGCAAATCATGCTGAGTTTTCTTATATCATCTATTTGAATGATGACTTTGATGGTGGTGACACAAGGTTTATGAACGATAAACTATCTGTGACACCAAAGAAAGGTACAGTATTGTGTTTCCCTGTTGATCACTATCATATCCATAAAGGTGTGAAAGTAACAGGTGGAGTCAAGAAGATTCTGTGGAACTGTGTCTATCGTCATGAGATACAAATGATGGCTAAGCAACCTTTTCTTACAGCTGTCGATGTTCCTAGATCTTCTAAGAGGTGTATATGGTAAACACATACTATGCTACATTACTATCAGTATTTGCTGTTATTGTAGTTTTAATTGCTATCGATCCTAACGTCGGTGTGTACATAGATTTACAGTTCCGTAATTTAATCGTACAGATCAAACGTTTCTATTATCTGTTGACTATTGGTGCTCAGGTAAAGTATACTAATTGGAAACTCGGTAGAGAAATAAAGAAAATACAGAGAGAATACGGTATTCCAGATGAAGAATGAATTAATGGATTATGTGATGGTTGATAATATCTTCACACCCGAAGAATGTCAATCATACATCAGTAAATTAGATCGAAATCATTGGGGACCACATAGATGGTATCAAAATGCTAATGATGAATTTCATAATGTCAAAGACTTTAGTGTAACTTATGATATTGAAGTACAGAATCTAATGAAAGATCCTGTCATGAAGTTTGCTGCCAAGTATTTTAATACACACAGACAAGGTGGAGATCCAGAGTGTCAATTCTCTGGAGTTAGATACAACAAATATTCTATTGGTGAAAGTATTCGTAGTCATGTAGATCATATCCACAGTTTATTTGATGGCAAGAAGCGAGGTATTCCAGTCATCAGTTTTGTTGGTGTGTTTAATGATGACTATGAGGGTGGTGATTTTATTTTGTGTGGAGAGAAAGTGGATCTAAAGCAGGGTGACTGTGTTATATTTCCATCAGTCTTTCTCTATCCACATGAGGTCACTCCTGTTACGAAAGGCTCACGATACTCTTGGGTCTTGTGGTCCTGGTGACCATATCATGTTACAATAAAAAAGTTTGGAGAATACCATGACTATTGAAGGACGACCAGAAATTAAAGTGCCAGAAGATTACTGGGAAAAAGAATATGCTAGGCAACGTAAAGATAGGATGCAAGATGCCATCGATGACTATCTCCAAGATGAAAAAGTAGATCCACGTCAAGCATATGAAGAGATTCTTTGCTGTATCCAAGATGTAATCTCACATCATAAAAAGAATCTTAAGAAAGCTGAAGAACTGAGGGATCTGATGCTAGGATACCGTTCAGTTGACCTAAATCTTCCAGAGAGATACTAAGCACATGTTCGAATTCGAGTCACTGTCACATGAAGTGAAGGAAGCATTAGCAGAAGATTGTGAAGACTTTCTTCTTCACAGACATATTCCTCTTCATTCACACTCTTATGATAACATTATTATTCAAGCCCTACGTGAAGGGTATCAAATGACTGGTTTCGATCGTGGACCTTATTCTAGTATAAAAAATGAAAAGTGTTGACATTAGTTTAAATGAGCGGGAGCTAAAGTTTCTCATTGATTTAATGTGGGGTGCTCCTATTGCCACTGTTAAAAATACAGCAGAACGCCATGGTATCAAAGATAATGATCTAGAAGGATACCTGGCAAAGTGCCTTGGTTACATGTACCTTGAGTCCGATTCTTAAACTGTCCATCCAACTGCCATGCCGAAGTACGATGCCCTATACTTTAAAAGTCAACGACAGGGAATCATGATCACTGACGACACCATCGATCTTCAACTCCGCCGTACCATTCTCAAGTCCATTGAAGAGATGGACATTGAGATGCTCAAGCGTATTGCTTACGAGTGCCGCTGTGAAGAGATGGGCATCTATCCCGACAGCACTTACCTTGGATACAATTGTAATTCCTAAAGAAATGAAACTTCCTGACAACAAGTACACTCAAATGGCAGTGTATTATGCTGCTACTGTGGCAGCATTTATTGTGGGCATTTCCACATTTATCTACCGATCGTGGGTAGACAACAACATGAATGACAAAGTAAGATCCTTTATTAATAAGACTTTTAGTATTATCTCTAATATTTCTGATGTCATTGTAAATGAAACAACGGTTAACGTAGCTACAAAAGTTACTAAGTAGTATAGTTGTATTTCAGATAACAACATGACTGATATAGAAAAATCCATGGTTGATGAGATGAAAGCACTCATCAAAGATCAAAACGAAAAGATTCGTAACCAAGATGACTACATTAAAGAACTACAACAAGAAATGTCAGACATGACCAACAGAGAGTATGATTGTTAATGTTCACCCTATTTGAGATTCATCATGGTTGCTCCGATGCCTGGCACAGTACAATCAAAGGAAGATGTAGAGATGTATCCAGTAGGCACGGAAGTAAGATACAGAGATCACCATGGTTGGGTCAAGTTTTGTGACCCAGAGTCAGGTACATGTAGTATCTGTATTAGAACATTCCCCGAAGATCCAGCACGTAATGTATGCTTGATCGTATATAAACATGACTTAGAGCATGTTATTCCTATCGTTGGCAACCACTCCCGAGGCTGATTATGAAGTACGCTGTTGTGTACATGAAACCAAAGAAGAAGAAACTTGTTATGGAACAAGCAGTGTTCTATAATCTTGATGATGCTTCCATGTGGGAGCAGCACATCAACAAAACCCAACACCTCAAGACAGAAATTATTCCAGTATTTGAATCATGAATGAATTTGAAGGCGACATCTTTAATGACTACGAGCTCCGTGAGAGCATTATTCGTGAGATGAGTGAACAAGAATTGTGGGAGACGCCTGAGACCCTACCAGAAGACCTGCTAGCAGACTTCTGAGGCAACCACCTTACGAAGTGTCACACGACCCCTGGGAGCGGCGCTCCTGGGGGTTATACTATATTCATACCAAACGAGGCAACCCCTTGAAGATCCAACAGTCCGCTGTCACCGTCGATTTCTTCCCTGTCGGCACTGGCAAACGCTTTGTCCAACGTGTTGTCTGGCACCCTGGTGCTGAGACCGAGATGACTTCCTTCCGTACCGTAACCCGCTCCGAGGCAATGTATGATGCTAACCAACGTATTAACAACGGTGGCACTCTTATCGACTTTAACCTTAATGAGTACAGTGGTAAAGATTACTCCCCACTATTCTGCTGATAGTGTATGTTCTTTCCTTCCACAACCACACCCTGATTGTAAATGATTACTCAAGAAGATCGTGATTTCGTCAACATGCTCTTTGATAATATGATTAAGCATGTTGACATGGACATGGTTGATCTCCATGATGACGACACCGCTGGCATCGAGGCAGTCCAGCTGCCACTTCTAGAACTGTCATGATCTCCCTCCCAAACCCCACCGTTTCACCCTATACTGACTTCAGTTCAGACAACGACATGACCACCGCCACTGCCACCCGCCAAGAGTTCTCCGACTTCTGTGCTCAACGTGATGCTCAGAACACCATTCAACTGAATGTCACTAAGTATGGTCTGATGCTCTGTGATGCTCTCACTCAAGGTGCTCCTGATGGTTATGGGTTCTACCTGGACTCCATGGGTCGTAAGTATCACCGTATCTTCATGACCATTGATGGTGTTCGTAGCAGCATCCATTGCTTCATTGACAAGAAGACTGGTGAGGTCTACAAACCTGCTAGTTTCAAAGCACCTGCTAAGCACGTTCGTTTCAATCTGCTTGTGATCACCGAACGTGAGTGGTTGCTTCAACATGCTGACTGGGCTGGAGGTTATTTGTATGTCCGTTGATTCACATTACATGTTTACTGTACCTTTGTTTAAAACAAAGGTCACACCATGGAAACACATAAAACAACAAGTAATTGACATTGTTGGCAACACTTATCTTGAAGATGAGAGAGGTTTTCTGTCAGACTATTACAACAACAATTATAATGAGAAATTGTATGAGGTGTTGAAACCATTTGTTCATGAGATTACTAGTAATTGTCTGAACTTGCCAGCACCCAATGATCCACCTAACATGTGGTCACAGAAGTATTATGCTGGTACAGAGCATCCGATTCACAATCATGGTAACAGAGGATACTCTTTTATTTTGTACGTGAATTTTGATCCTTCATTACACAAAGCAACTAATTTTATTAGTCCCTTTGATAATTTCTTCAGTGGTGACATGCTTTGTTTTGAACCACATCTTGAAGAGGGAGACTTAATTGCTTTCCCTTCAGTAATCAAACACTCATCACAATATCAGACTAGTGATGAAGAACGAATGATTGTATCATTCAACACGTTTGAAGATGGCATCTAGTCATCTTGCTTGACAGTAGAGCTCTTCTCTGCTAAATTATTAAGTAGTTCATTTTCCTTCCCTCCCATGTTTTACGTTGTCGCTGACGGCACTGCTTATGTCATGGATCACGCTGACGATACTCCTTATGGTTGTGACGTTCGTGTTGATGGTAGCATCGATTTCGATTCTGCTTTTGACTTTGATCCCCGTATGGATGAGGAAGACCTGGAGTACACTGCTCACATTCTTCATCACCTCAAGCAAATTGCCCAACTCACTGAAGAACACTCCAAGGTATTTGTCAAATGAAGAAACTCTCCTACATTTCTGATCTCTTTGCTCCCATTGATTATGATGCCACACCAGTACGTGTTTGCCCACGTGCTGACCTTGAACCAGAGCAAGTAACTAAGTTCTGGAGATACCACGGGCGCTTCCCAAATGACTTCGCCCGTGCTATCATGGATATCCTGCCCGAGGGTAAGACCTTCGTGCAATATGACCACCTCGCTAACTCACTCGTAATCAAATGAATCCCCTTCAACAAGAGCAACAATCTGTGTCCGAGCAAGTTGATGCCATCATGGCAAATCGTAACCGTCGCTTCAAGTTCCTTATGAAGAAAGATCGTGTTCAAGATGCTATCGCTGTCGGTGAAGAGTTCATGGAGTGGATGATGCTTGACCAAGAAGATTGTAATGAGGAGATCCTGTATTTCCGCATCGATGATCTTCAGCAAGTATGAAGAAGCACCAAAACATCATTGAACCACAATCGTGGGCAGTGTATGACTCTCTATTACCTAGAGAGTTGTGTGATGCTATTGTGGAGCACTTTGCTAATCTTCCTGTACAAGCAGGGACAGCACATGCTCACAAAGGACATCGTAGGTGTGGATTGACTTGGACCAGTCCAGATACTTGGATTGGTCCATTCTTGTGGAAATACATACAACAGACCAATGATCGTGTGTTTCAGTATGATATTACTGACACACATATGACTGAGATACATCAACTTGAGTATCGCCCTGGTCACTACTATCATTGGCATGTTGATGATAACATCAGCAACCACATACAATATGCTCCACCACCATTCGGTGTGGCAAGACAAGACATCACAGAGTATGTACGTAAACTATCATTCTCACTCCAATTAACTGATCCTAGTGAGTATACTGGTGGTGACGTACAAATCATTGATGATACAGGTGGCAGAGGTATGCTGACAATACCCAAAGAACGTGGTACACTGTGTATATTCGACTCTAGGACACGTCATAGAGTCAAACCAGTGAAGACTGGTAAACGTTTTGTATTAGTTGGTTGGGTATTAGGACCACGATGGAAGTAAATATTGAATTAGGTGAAGATCTACAGCTAGAGTACGAGTCATGGTTAGCGGTGAAAGAATCGTTAGGCATCGAGCGTACCATCAACAATTTCCTCTATTACACTCACAATTATGGTACGTTCGCTAATCCCCGTATTCCTGACGATAGCTAGTCTAGGAGTGGCAAACTTCGCTCTCGCTAATGAGACTAAACTCACCAAGGGTTTTTATTCCTATGATGCCATGGGATGTATGATCCTTCGTGAGTGTACTGATGATGTTAAAGAAGTGTCCAGTATGTTAGACATCTCATCTAACTATGAGAACATGGAATCATTCACCTCAGTAACAGCAGAGTTCAACAACATGCTCTCATCACTAGATGATGTTGGTGTGAAAGTGTTCCTTGCTGATGAGAAGTATTTCCCTGCTGGTCACCGTGGTGTATATCACACAGTGTCCAACAACTTCTTCTTGAATAAAGCATACATGGACAATCCTGGTGTGTTGATGACGGTGATGAGGCATGAAGGTTGGCATGCAGCACAAGATTGTATGGCAGGTAGCATCAAGAATAGTATGATTGCTATCATTTTACCTGAAGAGGACGTGCCGCCACTGTGGCGTGAGCTGGTAGAGCGTTCGTATCCTGCCTCAGCGGTCCCCTGGGAGGCAGAGGCAACCTGGGCAGGCAAGACAGAGGGAATGACCATGAAGGCGCTCCAAGCGTGTGCTGAGGGTAGCATGTGGGAGACCTATGAGCCAACCCCGCTCACCCGTCAATGGTTAGAGGAGGAGGGATTCATAAAGTAATGTACTACGATACTATTCGTTGTTCCTATGATCTAGGACCTGGATTCTGGAATAGGAATCTACATACCAAAGAACTATCACAGTCCTGTGGATGCTACTGGATTAGTCCAGCAGGTGAATTGTATGAAGTTGATTACACAGGCACCCAAGAGTTCGTAGACAATGATAGAATGCCATACAGATCTAACGGTCAGCATGGTAGAGTAACACCAGTGGACATTACAACCACAATTAAAGTAACACCTGCTAAGTGGGATGCTCATTATGCTAAGTGTCCCACATGTTGGGTCACACTATTCCACGGCAAAATAGTAGAATTCACGTCATGATCAAAGTAACTCAAGAAAATGAAACAACCTTCACGATCGAGTGGGACGAAAAAGACCCAGGCGAAAGTATCTTCAACTCGTTCACGGAGCAAGACTTCATCGACCTCCTCCAATACTACTGTGAGCAAGAACTCTCGAAGCTCGAGTACTCAGAAAGCTTTAGCAAAAAATCTAGAGAAACTAACGACAAAATCGAAGAACTCACGGAGCACTTCTTCGAAGACCCGTACCTCCAAGCAACAAACGAAGACACCTACGGTATCTACCACCAAGAAAACAACGAAGCGCCGTAAGGATGCGGAAGTTTCCGTAACTAACTCACGGAAGATAGAATTGTTTCCGTATGTGGAGACATTCCCATACTTCTTAGAAGACAAAACAGAGAACAAAAAATGTTGGTTTACCTGCTATGATCATGCGAGAAAGTACATCGAACGATACAACCCCAGTTACAAGTTATACTATTACACTGGAGGAGGAAAGTGATGATCTAGTCCTGCCTATTCCTGAAGATATTCTTAAGGAATTGGGGTGGGAAGAGGATGATGAACTAGAATGGGATATAAATGAAGATAACAACTCAATCATTCTGAGGAAAGTACAATGACCGATGCCGAGAAATGGAACAGGGGACTAGATCTGTTCATCGAGAGCGTACACAAACCTGATTCCGCGCTCAGGCAGTGTGCTCACAACCAGGAATGTTACCATGAGCTCATGTGGGTACGTGAGAATGTGCTACAATACCTGAAGACACTACGATGGCAAGAATGAAAACTATGTGGGAGCGTTACTTACGGTGGTCTGATCGTATTAACGCTCCTTTTTATCGTCACAAGCATAGATTACTACTCTATGTGGCACTCTCACAAACTGTTATCGTGACGGTAGGACTACTCAATCTATTCAGACCACAAGCATCTGTTACATCAATCTGTCAACAACAATACAACGGAACAACCATTTGCTATTGCCAACGATGAAAGAGTTTGATTATGAACTGGATTACAAACAACTTGACTTCACAGATCCAGACACTCGTAGACTTTATCGTATTGGAAGGGGAGAGCAAGGAGTTCTATTGGTTCGCCCTTATACAGACATTATTTGTGCTCATTGGCGATTTAGAACCCCTGACATAGCATTACAATCAGCCACACAAATCTATGCTATGTTCCAACGATATATGGATCAAGAAGATTTCATTGGCATGGATATGTGTCGTAAGTTCCTTGAGATGGGGTTCACACGGTCTAGAAGGTATGCCAACCACTCTTCAGGTAGGAAGTATGCCACGAAACCGCCATACTACCATACAGGCGATCGTGGAGGGGCACCAGTATTGCCACAAGATCCTGACTGTTTAGTAAATGAAAAGGCACAGTGTGCTAAGATTTTTAAAACTTATCGTGACAGGGCTGCCAAACACCCAATCTATGTTACAATGAGGAAAACCTGGAGATCCAATGAATAACGACTACGATAGGGAGAACACTCCCTCTCACATCACACTAGATGAACAACTAGAGATTGACACTGAACTCACTGAGTTACACACTCGTTATGATAGACTCATCGAGAAAGTATATCTAATGGGGTATAAAAAAGGACTCCTACATAATCAAAACACGCCACACTTCCCATGACACAACGACAATGGCAAGAAGTAGAAGCAATTGTTCGTAGAGAACAACAACGTGCTCTACAACATATGAACATGGTTTATTACAAAGAACTAGGTGAGATCCTAAATCATTTGTGGGATCCTGCTCATTGTGAACCATCAGCCTTATCATGTAAAGATCACCTCACTGACGAATGACTTACGAAGCAGAAGTACAATTTAAGTTCGATGCAACTTTCACACCAACCTATGGGACATCCTCCTGGACTTCAGATGATTTTATCCCTGAGGAACATTATCTCATCACTGCACCAGCAGCAGATCTTAACTGTAAGCAGTATTTCAAACTATTTGAAAAGTTTCTCCTCTGTGTAGGAATGGACCCTGTGTCTATTCGTAGTGGTGCTATGTCACTGGTCTTCAATGATTACACTAATGAAGAAGACCAACGTAAGGTCTGTAAAGAGTATGAACTGACCATGGATGAGGACCTGGAGAAGAAATACCAGGAGTTTATGAAGCGTGATGCTCAATGGGCTAAGATGAATGCTCATTATGAGAAGAACTTTGGTAGTGAACCAAAGATCAAAGGTGATCACACTGATAGTCCGTGGGATTCAGAATGAACTACACTAAAGAACAACTAGTTAATGCTCTCGTTAGAGAGTATGAGTTCCTATGTCATGATGATTTCGATCCTGAGCTTGATATGTCAATCAGTGAGTATCGAGTCATGATGGAAGAAATGAGCCTTGATGAGTTAGTATTAGAAACTGGCACTGATCAAGAGTTCACGCTAGATCAATTCATGGAGACATATAGTGACTGAAGAAGAAAGAAAAGCATTGGAAGCACTTGATAAACTCTATGAGGAGAATGGTGATGCGATGACGAGACTTGCTGAAGATGAGTATGTAGAAGACCCTTGGAATCTACAACCACGCCAACCTATGATACCAGTGAAGAAGCAAAATGACTGAACATGAAATAGGATTTAAAGAGTTTCGTAATGGTGTAGCACTCACTCTTGGTGTTGTTGGTGTTGCTATGCTATTCATTGCTATACTATCAAACAACACACCAATCAATGAATCATCATTTGAAGTGGTTGATAAGTACAAAGGATGTGATATAATTAGATATGCTCCCAATCAGGCAGCAACATACAAGTATTTCATGTATTGTGAGAAGAACAAATGACTATCCCTGACTTTCAAACTGAAGACCACCAACAAGAGTTTGAACTACTCTTTGAACAGAAAGCCCAGGTCTACATCAACATGATGAATAAAGTGAAAGAATTGATGTATGGTCCATCTAGCAATTATTCTAATCTCCCTGGCACATGTCTTGAAGTAGTAAAAGACATCACACAATCACTGGTCTATGATGTAGAGTATGCTTTCAAAGATGCTCACCCAGAGTATAAGAATAGTGAGGATGAACTGTTCATTCCCTATCGCTCATTTAAAGAGAATGTACTAGAAGCATTGAATGAAGCCCTCACACCCTATGATCTACATCATAAAGAAACTCTACATGATATCTCACTGGGAGGCAAATAATGTATGAAGAACTAAATTGTTTTGAAGAAGCACTGAAACACTTCGGCACAAGAGTAGAAATCATTACTGCTATGGAAATGGCACGTAAGATCTCTGCTGAAGATGCTTATCAAATGATCAAGGATGAACTTAAAGATGTGAAGAAATGCCGTAAACAATTCAACAAAAATGATTAGCACTCTCTTCATACTATTCTTCATACTCACACTAACAATCACAATGGAGATGACATGGGGTGTCAAGAAGTAAATACTCACGTGGTGGACTAGAACCATCATCTATTAACATACTACGTTTAATATCAGAATTAGAAGGTTGCTATCAATTAACCAAATACATGGCATTTGATGATGACAATACTATCATCAATGATATGAAACAACGATACTACAAACTATACTACCAAACTGTTAAACAAGAGAAGAGTAATGTATCAAGTACAAACATGGGATGATGAGTTTAAATGTGTACGCTATCACTCTGTAGCTGATGCTATTGACTATGATGATGCTGCTGATGTAGTTAGACACATGTACCCTAATGAACGACTCTTAGGTGTTACTTACACTTCAAATGAAAGACCTTAAAGAAGTAATATACAAAGGTCATGTGATGCCTGGGTATTATATTAATGAATGCTCAGAACTATTCACTACAAGAGTATCTGGCACAATGGGCATTAATCAACATACTAGAAATAGATTATCATTACATGCTCATTGCTATGCTCAACCATTACGTCAGATAACAGGTGTCAAGTATAAGACAGGTAAAATACTTTATCGTCTTAAAACTAGATACACTCATTACGAACAATATAATATCCCAGGTAATGAAGTTGGTATACATGCTCATCGATTAGTAATGGAAACATATAATCCTTTCTATAATAATATACCTACTGACTTACAACCTTATTGGGATTCTCTTCCATCTATTGTACAAGAGTATATCTATAATGGTATGACTGTAGATCATATTAACCCAGATAAATCTAGACCTGACTACAATTATCTCTCTAATCTACAGTGGTTAACACATAGAGAAAACATAGGTAAAAGTGATAAAGTATTATACGACTTTTCCACAGTTGCGGAAAAGGTTGTGGAAAAACCTGTGGAAAAAGAATGTATTAAAAAACATGGGGTAAGTGTTCTATCATTCATTTAAATGTCTTAGAATGTACGGAGGTGACGTTGGCTTAGCACGCCTGCTATCGACTGTCAAGTACCACTGGACAGACCTCAAAGTGTCACACAGGCGCTTCTAGACCCCTCTCAGGCACTGTATAATTACTATGTTCTGAGAAACACGAAAATCTCAAAAAACTCAAAAAACCAAAAAGTCAAATTTTTAAAAAAGTGAGATTTTTGAGTTTTTTCGATTTTTCAGAATTTAAAAAACTTAAATTTTAAGATTTAACCATTTTTCCATGTTTTTCGAAACTAAAGACAGTTCAGCTATCAAAGAAATCACAGTAGAAGACAATATTGTCTCTATAATCTTTAATTCTTCAGATAAAGAATACAAATATGAAGTAAAAGATGAAGAATTTACTAATAATCTTCAAAATACTATAGTAAATGAAGATAGTATTGGTAAATTCATTAATCAATCAATCAAAAACAAATTGATTGTTGAACTAAATACTACTACCACTATTTGATAGTAATACTAATAGATTAATGGCAAAGACTAATCGTAATCAAACTCAATCTTACAAAGCACAGTTTGAAGATGAGTATGAAGATTTCGGGTACGATGTAAAGAACGCCCGAAGATATCAGTCCAAATCAAAACGTACACCAAAATTCAAGGATCACGATGATACGTATGACAGTTTCTGAACTGTCTACTAATCTCCCCATTGGCACCTAGATCATGTATTGTTAATGAGTCGTCAGGAATTGACCTTTGAAAGACATTCGAATCCGAGTGGAAACTAACGACGGTTGTTGTACCATTTG